ATTCTCTCCATTAAGTTATCCAGCTTACTTTCTACACGGTCAAAGCGACTCATAATTTTATCAAGGTCTTTATCAACCTCATCTTTGAGTGCGTAGTCTTTAGCTATTTCCTCTCTAGTCCTGCTTACCAGTTTTCTATTTTCTTCTATCTTCACATTGATACCTCTCATCCACCATATAAACGAGCCACACGCAAGACTCAGTATAGCATTCCATATCATGTGGCTTGAACCATCCATTATTAATTTCCTTTTAAAAATTTTGTCATTGCATTTCTATATGCTTCTTCAGAGAGTTCACCTGTATGGTGTCCTTCTTTATACAAATCAAACATAGCTTTTTTATCGCCTTTTATAATTTTTTTAAGATATTTATCTCCCCTACCTTTTTCTTTTCCTACTGTTTTGTCTAAGATATCTCCATAAAAAAGAAGGTCTTGTTGTTTAGGAGTTAATTTAAAAATATCTTTATGTTCTCTTGCTTTTGTCATCCAATCTTTTTCACCAATATATTTTTTCAATCTATTCAATGCTGGTACTATTGAACCTTCAACAAATTGATAAGCACCTTTTGCTGTTGTTGCTTCTTTATCTCCAACAGGTTGATTAACCGCTGTATAACCACCAAAACCTGCACTCTCTGTATCTCTAGTTCTTTTAGCAAAATCATTTAAATTTTTTCTAGCTTCATTGCGGTCTTCTTGTTTAACATCTAATCTATCTAAATGTTTTCCTATTAATAAATCTAAGTCAGAATCATCTGAAGAAACTAATTTATTATCATCTTCAAGTTTAGGTTTTACTTTAGGTAATGGAGCAGTAGGCATCTGTCCCTGTTCCAGTGCAATCTTTAATTGCTCTTCTTCACCTACATTTAATGGACTAACGCCTAGCAAGTTCTTAAAGAAGTCTCCAATATACCCACCTATATTCATGTTGACAAGACCTTCATCTACCCTACTATAAAACTCTTGATTAATATTAGCAAGGTCATTAAGAATACTAAGTGGTACACCTTTATCAGTAAGCATCTTAATAAAATCACGACTTGTATTTAATTCATCAGGTAAGAAAATACCACGTCTGTAGTTATCTAATTCTGCATTGGCAAGTGCAATAGCCTCTACATCTCTACCTCTTTCATAATACCCATCATCAGTTGCAGCCATGATAACTTGTTCAAGACCAAACTTTCTTCTCTTGCCATCACTATCTGTATAAGATATATTTTTATATAAACCTATTTTATCAGCCAATTTTTTACTAGCCAATAACTTTTGCTCTTGGTATCTTCTGTATATATCAAGTAATTCTTGTTTATTCTCAGGTCTGCTATAATCTTTGACAGGCATAGTACGAATAAAGTTTTTAAATTCTTTTTGACTTTGAGACATACTACGTATATCTTTAGATAGGGCAAAGCGCATTGAGCGTTTAACATCTATAGTAGATGGACGAATACCACTGGAAGCCCATACTGCAATGTCATTAGCTCTAAGAGGAAAACCAGAACTGCTTACACCCAATCCATCTTTAGTAGCTTTAGCAGCTTCAGAAGACTCCATGTATTTAATTAAAGGTTCTATAGTACCTGGTACAATACTTTCAGCTAACTCAAGAATACCTCTCTTAACATTCTCTGTTGACAATCCTTCATCACCTGGCATATTAGAATAGATACGCCTACCTGTTTCCATATCTACACCAGTAACTACATTTAATAAGGCTTCATGCAAGAACTTCATATTAGTATAGGGGCCAAGAATAGAGTTTGTCATACCTTTAAAAGCATCACTTATCTCAGCATCTGTTACATTTTCACCTGCTAATATTTTTGCAGTCATTAATCTCAGAGGTACTTTAAGATAGTCTTGTGCATCAAAGTTAGAAGACCTAACATTTCTTGTTATAATTCTTCCTTGGTCATCTTCAACCAAACCATCCAAGAAATATGGATTACCACCTTTACCCCAATCAGGAGCCATAGCTTCAAGACCTCTTTGAGTATCTTTATCAACACCAAGAACCTCATTATTAGTATTAACATAAGCATCAATACCAGCACCCATTGCACCAAGACCAGCTAACTTACGCATACCATGAATAGCCTGTGCTTTATTACCAGTTGATATTCCTTGATAAGTATCTTTAACAGCAAGAGACACAATATTCTTTGTTGTTCTTAACATCTCAGAAGGAAACAAAGCATATGTACCAATAGGCATTCTACCTAGATATCTAGCTGCTGGTGACGCAACACCATATGTAGGCATTGTATTTATAACTCTATCAGATGCCATATCAAATATCTCATCTGCAGTTTTTTTAGGAAACATTTTTTTAAGTGCTTCAGTTTCAGCTTCATGAGCTATGAGTTTAGCGTAGGTATCAGGAGAACCATACCAACGCGACAGTGCTTCCATTCCCTTTTTATAACCACGTATTGCAAAGGGACCAGTTTTATCTCCATCATTTAAATTAATATTTTTAATAATCATTTCTGATGTAAGGTCACTATCAATAACACCATCTCTCTTTAACCTAGCGACTTTTTCCATTACTTCAGGGTCTTCACTTCTAATACCCTTTCTCATTGCTCTAAGAGACTTTCTCATTGCTCCCCATGCCGCAGGATTTAACAAATATCCTGATGCTATTAAGTTTTGTACAGCACCATAAGCGTTAATAGCATAGGCAGGTAAGTCTAAAATAGTTTGTGTAGATTGTCCAAAGGCTGCTGCTTGCTGTATACCTCTCCATATAGCACTACCACCTCCTTGTGGAAATATATTATCAACACCATCTTCAATAAGTTTTGACATCTCAGGGCTAACCCAAATATCTTTTAAAACATTATCAGAATCTTTTGTTAGTGTTCTATATTGAGTATCACTTAATACTTTTTTGTAAAGTTCTCTTAAATTAATAGCTCTTGGAAACTCTGTTCTTTTTATTGTTGCTTTATGTGTAGGTATAGCATTAACTAATCCACCTAATTCTAAATTAACATCTGAATTTTTTGCAAGAATATTTTCAAAAAATTTATTTACATCACTAAGATATTCTACTTCTCCAAGTATTTTGTTTTGTTTGGTAAGAGTCTTGGTTAATTTTTCAAATGGGTCCGTTACTTCACCTAATAAATTAAGAATAGAATCATCTAGTTCTTTCCTCTTTCCTATTTTTGCACTATTAGTTTTTACAGAATCTCCAAATATTTCTTTTATAAGTAAAGAAGGTTCATCAAAAATAGTCGTATCATCTTTTGATAATCTTTGCACAAGAGTAAGAATATGAGCATCTAGTTCTTCTGAAGGCATATTTTTAAAAGCATCTTGTTTAGTTATAAAACTTCTAAAGTCATCTACTTTTGTAATAAAATCTGCTTTAGCGACTCCTCTATCACTAAGAGCTTTTTCTATTTCTTTTAAATATTTTGGATTATGAGATGCTTCAAAAGTTCTAAAGTAATATCCACCATCTTCATTAAAAGCTACACCTATTTTATTTTCTTTTCTACGTAAATCTTTAAATACTTTATCAAGTTGACCTATATCTAATCCTGTTACGCCTCTAAATCTAGGGTCTTCTAAACGCTTTTTAGCTTCTTCTAATAATTCGTCATCTGTTTTTTTACCAAGATTAGTATTAATAGCTTCTTGATTTTCAAAAATAGATTTTTTAATTTCTTCTAATTTAGTTAAAGTTTCAGTTTTATCTGTTTCAGTACGTAATAAAGAATCATCATTTTCATTTATAAATTTACGAATAGCATCTGTAGAAACATTTTCTTTTTTCTGTATATCTTTTAAACCTTTTATAGCAGCTTCTATTTTAACATCAGCACTTCTTACAACATTACTTCTACGTCTAGCAGACCTAGCAAGATAAGAAGGAAGTGCAGCAGTAGATGTAATGGCTCTACCAAGTAAAGTATTTATTTTACCAAGTCTTCTAGCACCAGTTTCTCCTAAAACTTCAGTTATCTTTCTTCTTAGTGTTTGTGCAACACGACCACCTGGTGTAACACGTTCAAGAATTTGTTCGCTATCTACATTTATATTATTACGAGAAGAAGGTGGAATAATTTCTTTTACATTTTTAAATTGTATTATTTCAATATCTCCAGTTTCATACAAAGCATTTAACTTAGCTCTTGGCATTGTTTCTCTAATACTTAAATGAGGTGAGTCTTTAGGACTATATTGAATATCAACTAAATCTTCAGCACCTTCTTTACTTTTACCTAAAGCTCTAGCCATACCAAGTTTACCACCTACATAGCTAGGTAAACTACCTAAAGCAAAACCAGTAACACCACCAAGTCCTGCCATTAATGCTAGACGTTTTAAATCATAACCTTCATCTTTTAGTTCTTGTAATTTTTGTGCGCCCTCTTCAAGAGATATACCATACTGTTCAGCAATAGTTTCTGGAGTTTGTGCGTTAATTGCCATCTCCTGCATTGCTACATCTGCAGCACCCATATATGCAGCACCTGTAGGTACAGCAGGTATAGCTTTATATCCCATTGTTTTAGCTGCAGCCCTATTTCTAGCAGTCTTTAAAGTCTCTGCCAATATATCTTTAGAGCCTTTAGTTTTTAAGACCTCTTCAATAGTCTCTTTACTTACCTTACCTTTTAATTCTTTTCTAAGATTTTCTTTAAAAGAAACTTTAGCAGCTAGAGAAGCTGCTTTTTGACCACCCATTTTAGCAAGACCACCAACACCAAATGTTGCAACAATAGAAGCAATAGTTGTTGGGTCTAGTGCAAGATTTTTCATTGCTCTAAAAAAGTCACCTGCATCACCATCTGATTGGTCATACAAGTCCATAGATTCAAGCCAAGCTTTCTTTACTTCATCGCTTTTATCTCCAACACTAAAACCTGTATCAAGCATATTAACAAGGTTCCAGTTATATTGAGAATGTCTGTTCTTAAACCATTCTGAAATATTATCATAGCCAGCTTCATCAGGGTCAAATGTTTTACCTGTCTCATCTTCATAGATTTTTTTGGCAGAATCAAGCCATACTTCATTCTTATCTAACGAGTCTGTTGTTAGAGTTTCATCTACTTTAACTTCTGTAGGTTCTTTAGTAGTAGTGGTGTATTCTTCACCTTGTGTTATTTTATCTACTTCAGAAAAATAAGGAGAAAGTTCTTCATCTTTTTCATATGTAGTAGATTCTTGAGATGGTAAAGAAGAGTCTCCTTTAACTATACTATCTACTTCTTTTAAATATTGAGAAATATCAGTAGCCATTAAATTTTACTTTCTTTACCTATTTTGTGAAAGAGAGTTTATTCCTCTTTCTATTACAGAAGCAATTTCTCCAGAACTTCTATTTCCATCTCTCATTCTTAAAGCAAGAGAAAAGATACCCATTAACTTAGATTGATGTTCTGCTGCTTTTGGGCCATATACTGAACCATCTATTTGAGGACCAAACTCTGTCATTTTTACTCCTTTAGCAGAAATATTTTTAAACTGTTGATTAAATATTGTATTAATATCACTAACTTTAAGATTAGGTTTACCACTTTGTCTTCTTTCTTTTTCAAGTTTTGCTAATGCTGTATTTAAAGTAGCTCCTGCTTCCATAGCTTTTATAATTGCATTTACTTCAGCCATTTCTAAACCAGCTAGTTTTTGTTGTTGCTTTGTAGTAAGACCTAGTGCTTTAAGTTTATCAGTTTTTGATGTTTTATCAAGTTCATTCGCAGTATCTCTTCTATTTTCATCTAGTTCATTTAGTAGTTTATCTTTTTCTTTTCTATCTAAATCTAAATCATTTGTAGCTATTCGTAATCCTTCTGCAAGATTAGCAAAGGCATTACCTTTCTTCATAATATTCGCACCAACTGTAAACCAAAACTTTTGTCGTTTATAAGGATTATCGCCAATACGTTTTTCAATCTTATCAAAAAAGCTTTTATTTCTTGCTGTTATTTTATCTATATATTCTTTAGACAATGCTTTAGTTTGATTTGCTTGTTTAAGAAGTGCAGCAGCTTCTCCTTCAACTTTTTTCTTTGCTGCATTTGCTGACCTTTCTGTAAGCTTTGGTTCTTTTTTAGGAATAGCAGGTATTGGAGTACGGTCTATTGCTAAATTTTGCAATGCTATATTTCTCTCTCCTATACCACCACCTGTATCATCACCACTTTCAGAACCATATAATTCTATAGACTCTCTTCTTTCAGCATCATAGGGTATATTTTCTAGTTCTCTTTTAGTCTGCGCTCTATCTTCTGCTAATATAGGACGTGGCCTATCTATTTGTTTAGATAATTTTTCTTGTCTAGCTTTTAAAGCACTTTGTAAACCTGTTCCTGTTTTAACTTCACTACCTATTGGTAATTGACCTTCTTCAATTATTACTTCTTTTGATGTTTGTGGAGGTAATCCATATGTTTGTTCAGTAGGAAGGGGAGGTAATTCAGCTTGTTTTTTAGGCAAACCTAAAGGATTAGTAATAGAAGATGGTATATTTTTACTACTATCAGGTAATCTTAATCCACCTCTTCTTAATAAACTTTTTATTTTCATTTCTTCTAGTTCTTTTAATCTTCTTAGTTTTTCATCTTTTCCTACCATACCACTCTCTTGCCTATATACTACAGGTGGTACAACTTGTCCACCCATATTCCTACGCATGTAGTTTACATAGGGACGAGCTTGCATGGTTGCAGTAAGTCCTTCAGTTACTCTACCACCACCTGCTTTTCCAAACATCTTTCCAAATAAAGTTCCACCAATAGTATTTCCTCCACCAGTTCCAAAGCCTAATGCAGTTGTACCAAGTCCTAATAAAGTTTTACCAAGGCCAGGTCCACCACCTGTTTGTGTTCCAGTAACTGTACCACTTCTTTGCTTCAATAATGGATTACCATATATAGCTGATTGATAACGAGCAAGTTGTGTTTCAGGAAATTGTTGTTGTTCAATGTATCTAGCATATGCTTCATCCAATGCAGATTGTCCTAATCTACGTTTATCCTCTCCAATAGTTTGTAATAAACCTTGCTCTGCTACACCAGATTTAAATATCTGTGGTGCAGCCGTAGAGATTTGTGCAGCCGCTTGACGTTCTCTAGCTTTTTGATTTTCAAATTGTTCCTGTGCTGCTTCAAAAGCTTTCTGTTGTCCTTTAGCTTCTATATCAGCCAGTAGTCTTTGTTGTCCTACATCTCTTTCAGCAGCTTCTACAGCAGCCCTTGTTCCAAGACCAGACATACCACCTGCTCTAACAGCCTGTGCTTCAAACTCAGGACGCTTTGTTCTTTCATATTGTCTTTGTGCTTCAGCTTTCTGTGCATCAAGAGAAGCCCTAAGATAAGGTGACATATATCTCTTTGCAGTATCAGCAGTAAACTCACCAGTAGCACCTCTAGCAAGATTAAGAGCTTCTTGTTGCAATGGGGCTTGAGTACCAACAAGAGACTTCAATCCTTCTTGAGCAGCTATTTGTTCAGGTGTAAGTGGAGCAATAGTTTCACCAGTATAAGGTTGATACCCTTCATCCATTCTTTGTTGATAAAGAATTTGCTGGTCTTTTAAAATTTGCTCAACATAAGGCTTCAATTCTTCTGGAATTACTGGCCTATACGTCGTTGTTGAAGTTGTTGGTTTATCCCCAAAACTAAAGAGTGATGATAAAATACTCATTGTTATACCCTTTCCATCATTGGTCTAAGTGCTGCCAATCCATTAATTTGATTTGGTTGTTGGTCTGTACCAAATGCTTTTTCTCGTACACTATCTACTACCCTATCCATAATATCTGCTCCTGCATCTGCACTACCATTACCAAGTGCTGACATTGTATGAGCATCAACTACATATTCATCAGGACTAACAGCCAGTGTACCTATTTGTTTTCCTGCTTGTCTTTCTACTATTGGCATATATACATTATCTTGCATACCGTGTCCTTTACCTTGTACTTGTCCAGAAAACCCATCATCTACTGCAAGTCTCATTAAACCACCACCTTGCGCTGCTTTAACTTTATTTTGCATTGCATTCATTAATTCTGGTGCTGCAGCCATTGATAAACCTTGTGATGGCATATCAGAAGTTGTATTAATCTTTGCTCTTTCAAGCAAGTCTCCTAAAATTTTAGTTTCTAATGTATCACCATCTGGAAGAGGCGTTTTAAAAACTTTATTAAGATTTTGTTCTGGTAGTACTTGCTGTGGCATAGGTGGTTGTTGTGGCATAGGTGGTTGTTGTGGCATTGCAGGAGGTTGTTCAGGCATCATAGGAGGTTGTTGTGGCATTGCAGGAGGCATACCACCACCTTGAGGTGAAGGCACACCCATAGCTTGTCTTTGCATTGCTATATTTCTCATAGCTGATAAATCTCCAAGAGGACTATTTTGTACTGCCATTATTCATTCTTCCATAGTTCGATTGTATTTGTGTTTGCTCTGCCATAAAGTTAGGGTCTTCAGTAGGTTTTAATTTTTTAAATGTTTCCATCTTCTGTGTTAATAAATATCTAGTAGGGTCAATAACATTACCTTGATTAAGATTACTAACATAGGTGCTATTATTAATTAAATCATAATATTCTTCTGGTGACATTTTTTTCATTAGTTTAAATTCTGCCAAGATGTTTCTGAACCAAGACTAACATATCCTTTATACTTACCGCTACTTGCTGAATATGCTATATCTCCCTTACGTGGTCTTCCTATATTTGTTACTGTAACTACCGTATAAATATTTGTAGATGGTGCTGCATCAACATCTACATCTCTACTATCTAACTCAGATACTAATAATGCTGCCCAACTCTCTATTGTATTATACAACTCTCTTAATTCATCAGTACTTATACCATTAAAGTTTGTTGGAAATGTTGGATATCTTGCCACTACCTTTCTCCATCAGGTTGTGCTGCTAATCTGACAGACCCCCATTGCCAGCTTGCATTTTGCGAACTACAAGATACCCTAATTTTTGCTTGCCTTCCTCTTGCTCTAAAATTAACTTTCTCTGTTAGTTGTGTAATTTCAAATTCTTTCGTAGTTTTTTCACTACTCTCTGGATATTTCTTGGTTATGATTTTTACTTTTAATTTACCTGTGCTTAAATCAAAATCAGGTATTAATCTATTCATATACATTATTTTATTACCATCATCTATATCAAAGTCAGCAGACTCTACGAAAGAAGTAATTGGATTATTATTAGCAGTAAAATAATCTGGTGGTTCATTATTATATAGTCTACTTGCATTGGAAGATACGCCTGTAGTAATAGTATTACCAAATATTTCTTTATCTGCAAATGTTGTAAAAATACCTGTACCATAAGTCCAGTAATTATTTTCAGGTGAATAAATTACATAACTATCACAATCTGTAACTCCTGAATCATCTGAAGCATAAAGCCATATAATTTCTTTAAACTCTGAATTAATACCTGTAAATACTTTATCTTTATATTTTGTATTGAGTCTATCAAATATATATTTTCTGACTGTACAATCCAATGTTCTTACAGCACCATCATATTTATAAAAATTATCATATCCCATCCAGAATGTAATACCATTATAATCTACTGCTGCATGTGGTGCAATCATACCACAGTTTGTACCAGCCTGTGTAAACTTAAATGTAAATGGTGGTCCTGCAAACTGCATTAACCAAAGAGAATTATCTGTCCATATATTAATGGCTGTTCTTGAACGAACACCACCTACAATTCTAGTACCATCAGTCAGGACTACCTCACCAGATGTAGAACTTACTGAAGGAACCCAATTAGTACGGTCGTCTTGGTCAGACCAACGTACCAACATTGGATTAAATGTACCACTTACAGTAGCAGTAGCAGAATATTCATTGGCTCCCAAGGCTATTAGATGCCTATCATTGGGAGATACAACAATTGAGTTAACACTAATAGGAGAAGTAGTTATAGATGTAGCTCTAACAGGTACAGTAGAAGCATCACTATTAAAATAATATATATTACTTCCATTTCTGTTTGCTACAACATCATCGCCCCAATTATCAAGACTCCATTGTGTTATATCAAAAACAATATTAGTAGCATCTGCACTGGCTGCTTGGTTCCATGCTCTTGTATCAGAAGCGCATACAGTGGCTTGATAAGGAGCAGCACCATAACCTGTACCACCAACAGCTATTGAATTACCTGTAGGTATCAAATAATTAAATGTAGCTGACCCTGTATCACTTGCTGTAGCATTAGCAGCATCTGTTACAGAAATTGTAAATACAGCAGCACTTTCTACCGATACAACTTCATAGGTATTACCTTGTAGACTAACATTATTAAAGGCTGCTGATGAAGTAAAATAAACATAATCTCCAACAACTCTACCATGTGCAGCATCTGAACAACATACTCTAGTACTACCAGAAGAAGTACCAAAAACATTTGCTAAAGTAACGGCTGTTGTAATTGGTGTTATGTCTACAATTCTATCACCATCATGCTCATAAAGTCTATCAGGTGTACCAAACACAGCCCTTTTTTTACTATTAGCACTTTTATATGTAATTAAATCTCTAGCATTTCCTTCAAATGTAGCACTAACTTTTGTTTCATACCCACGCATATTTTCAGGTTTACCTGCACGAAAACGTATATGGTTCCCGTCATACCATTTACCCTCTTCTTCATATTGAGTAGACTCTCTATGAAGACCTTGCTTGAGTTTAATCTTAGTTAATTTAGTCATTTAAAATTATTCTGGTTTATTGGGCCATTTAACATTATCTAAAGATGAATAGTGGATTGTTATATCTCTAAGTGCCTGTCTATAAGATATTTGCTCATCTGTCATTGTAAGGTCAGAAGATGCCCACCAATCTGTATCCTTTAATTTTTTATTACGTTCTTCTCGCAAAAGTTTTAAAGGTTGTTTAGACTTTAATTCATTTATTTTTTCTTCGATTTCTAACCATGTAACTCCAAAGTCATTAGGGCTGGTAGACTGTGAAATAATATTTCCATTTAAATCTGATTCTGTAATTTTAATAAAATTATTATTAAATTCTTGTTCAGTTTTTGGATTACCAGTAAGACTAAAATCATTAATATCTAATGCTTGTAACGCATCTGAAACTCTTATCATAATATTATGCTCCTATTTCCTGGACTGTAATTGTACTTGTACCTGAACATTGATTATTATCATTTTGAGTAATAGCCTGATTAATTTCAACAGTTCTTGAAGTTGTACGCATTGGAGAAACTTGTAGTTTATAAGTTACTTCACTTGTCGTAGAAGGAGAATCAAGATATACATAAGTCGCTAATCCCATTTGAGTTGGTATTCCAGCACCTCCACCAGGAACAGCAGCCATAAAAGTAGTTTCTTGTCCTGGGTCAATACTTGTACTCTCACCTATCCAAGTTGAATCTCTTAATAATTTAAAAGCTGGAAAACCATCAGTTGATGTACTATAATTAACACACACAGTTATAAGTACTTTACTGGTAGTTGCTGCTGGTGTTATTGCTTTAGACATATTTGTAATATCTGTAAAAGATGTTCCACTAATTGTCTGTACAGTATTAGTAAAAGTCTGTAATGTTTGTAAAACTTTACCAGTTGTAATACCTGTAACTGTACCATTAACATCAAAATTACCTTCTACAGATACATTACCAGCAAATCTAGTAGCACCCCCTACTATTAAAGCACCAGAGACTGATACATCATCTTCAAACTCTGCCTTACCTGCTGTTAAAAAAGTACCATTAACAACAGCATTACCACTTACTGATACAGCATTTTTAAATGTAGCAGCACCTGATACTGTAACAACACCTTCTACTTTTAAGTTATTACCTACAAATAAATTATCAGCAATACAAACAGTATTACTTAAAAGATTAGCACTTCTTACTGAAGTTCCATCACAAACTACATGTTGAAATGTAGTAGATGACCTTCCTATAGTAACACCAGTATTACCTGCTACTCGCATCATAACAACATCACTAGCATTATTAGCAGATACTTTATTTAATATAGCATAGGATTTACTATTATTGGGAACAACAAGAAAGATTGAAGTTGCTACTCCTCCAACTGAACCTTTAATTTCCAAGAAAGCAGAACGTGATTGGTCATCAGCACCATCATTATTTGTTAGGTTTACTGTTGCAGCACTACCAATAGATATAGTAGTATAACCTGCTATTGCTTCATCAGCAAGACTGATAACACCATCATTTAGAATCTGACCCCAACTATTAGGGTTTTCTCCATCACCCTGTTTAGTTAGTCTTAAATTAGTTGTATATGTACTTGCCATTTAATATCTCCTAGCTTTCTGGTCTTTCAACACATTTTCCCATTATAAGTTGTGCATTTGAAACACTGTCAATCATATCTGATACTTGTGCTTTATAAGCCATACACTGAAACTTTTGTGGAAATGGGCCTACCATTGATTTTTCTTGCACAGGTATATTCATAGGAGCCAGTGTCATAAACGCTATAATTGACATATAATAAAACATTTAATTCAAATTGATTTGAGGAAACTCTTCTTCTTCCTCCACAACCTCCACTGTTTTAATTAATTCTTCTGTAAACTTATCTTGAGCAACAACTACTTGGTCTAGTTGAAATCTTAGATTAGCTGCTTTTAGTTGTAGGTCACGTATCTGATTTATAAAATACTTTTGATTATCATTAAGATTATCTTCAATATATTCTTGACCGTTAATTGTTACTACGTTATTTTCAGTTTCCATTTTTCCTATCCGTTAATATAGTTTACACCAGCAGTGATAGCATCAGTATATGAAGACTTATCACGACTATCTGCTACTGCCCAATCTTTATCTAGTTGAAGTTCAAGATGGTCAGTATTACGTTTCATCATTAGATTTACTTCTTCTGCACTGCCATACATTTCTAATGCTTGAGTATCGTCTGCAACGGTGTTATTTATTAAATTAACACTATCATCCATTGCAGAGAAGTGTCCATTA